GGTAAATCTTTAGCGCAGTTAATGGCTCAATCAGTATGGGGTAATCCAGATAAGCTACACTTCCAAGCTAAGTACACGCAGAACACACTGTTTAGCAGGTTCGGTTTGTACGCTAACCTACCTATAACTATAGACGAAGTTACGATGATGTCCGATAAAGACGTAGGTGATTTCTTATATTGGGTCAGCCAAGGTAGAGATAAAGCTAGGCTTAATAGGAACGCAGAAGAACGTGAGGCTAAGACATGGGCTACGTTCTGCATAGTCTCTACTAACAGACCGCTTAGTTCTAAGATGGTTGCATCAGGGTTAGACACTGATGCACAGATGGCTAGACTACTTGAGCTTACTGTTACACCTAGCAAGTTATTCACAGATAGTTCTAACATAGGTAAGAAACTCTTTGACCTTATGTCTACAAACTATGGTGGGGCAGGAGATATATTCATACAGAAGTTAATGGAAATTGGGCCAGAAGGGTTGCGTGCTATGATAGCTGAGGCCACCAACAACTTCCATTCTAAGTATGGTGTTAAGTTTACAGGTGAAGAACGATACTGGGAACAGGTTATTATTCTTGCTGACTTAGCCATTAACTTGGCTCAAGGGTGGGGGTTACTAGCTTTCAAGTCAGAACCTTGTGTTAAGTGGGCGCTTAGTCAGATCAGTACTCTACGTAGAACAGTATCAGAAAACCAGATTGATGCGTTTGATCTTATATCAGAGTACCTCAACGAGTTTGCAGGTGATACTGTTAGGGTCATGCACACAGGTAAGATACCTATGGTTGACTATGAACGAGTACCACGTAATGGTATTAGAGCTAGAGTAGATGTGCATAGGAAGGTATCATCAGACCCATTTGATAGTGGGACACTGATGTTAGACCGCGCTCACTTCCGTAAGTGGCTGTCTGTTAGGGGTGGTGATTACAAAGGTATAACAGATATACTTAAACAAGAACTCGCTGACGCTACACCATCTGGTATGAGAGCTTCGCTAGGTAGAGACACACCTATTAAGATACCACAGACTTATGTGATAGGTATAAACCTAAGACATCCAAGGATGGTAGGTTTATTAGACGAAGCTGAGATAGCGTATGAAGACTTAACATTAGGTCAGCTACAGATAGTACCTTAGTCTGCAACCATAGCTTCAAAGAACTTGTCCAAGTCTTTACGTGCGGCAAGCGGAGAACTTCTGAGGGTACGTTGGGCGGCAGTCTTGCGTGCCTCTTTTTCTGCTTTGCGTACGTTCTTACGGAAGTTTCTGATCTCCATAGGTGTACCCTTGGCTGTCTTGTTCCACTCTTTAACGCTTTTTTCTATGCTTCTTCTCTGACTTCTATTACCTTTAAGCCATGCCTGCTTGAACTCCGTGGTTACATTACGTTGATAGTCAGTAACTCGTTTAGCGTACTTGATTGCTCCGTACTGGTCAGCGGCTTCTTTAGGGTAGAAACCTAACAGCCTACCTAGGAGTAACAAACCACTCATGTCTTCCGTCACAGTATAGCCACGTTTGTCTACGACAGTACCGTTCTTTAAGTAAGCAAATGCGTCAGCAAAATTTCTTAGTGTAGTAGAGGGGGCTTTGCGAAGTGCATCACCTGTGGTTACTGTAGAGGAGAACGGAGCAGATGCGGCTAAGTATGCAAACTCACCTGACTGCTCAAGGAAACCATAGGCGGGGCCGAATATGTCTTTGATTTCTCTGTATTTATCTGAACCTGATAAAAAGAAACCTGTCCCAGGGATTACGTTGCCTAGAGACACACGACCACCAATGTCTATAGGCATGATCTGGTTGAGCGCACCAGTAAGTAAGAACTTAGATGACCCGGGATATAAATCCTCAAGAAGTTTAGCCGCTTCGAACCTTACGCTACCTGATTTAAACCCAAGTGCTTGACCTAAAGTATCTATCAAGTCTTCTAAGTCTTCTGCTAGTGGTATACCTGACATACCTGACATAACTATAAGGCTAGTTAGCATACCTAACTTACCATTGCGTGACAGGTTAGCAAACATCTGTATGGATGTAACTGGGTACACCTTATACATATAGACAAAAGACATCCAACCATTACGGAAAGCATCTGGTCTATTAAGGACAGAGTACTCACCCATAGTATTGTTTATGGCTTCAACAGAGAACTTAGTAGCTCCTGCGTTTGCTTCTGCATCTGATTTACCTACTGATTTTAGTCGCGCAAACTCTAGTCTATACGCCGCAAGGCCAAAGCCTCTTCGCGCACCGCGTTCAGTTGCGTTAAACGGATACATGAAAGCGTCTACAAATTTTTGCATCCATGCTTTACTCATGTTGCCCCGTGATAGACCCATCATGGCGTTACTCTGTGCAGGTATCATCACACCTTCACGTATCTCTTGTGCTAAGAACTTAGCTTCTAGTTCAGTTAGGTTGTGTTCTGCCTGTAGTGTTTTGCTTTTGGCTACGCCATCATAGAACTCAGCCCTGTCAAAGTTTAACCCTGTATTCTTAGCACCAAATCTTTGTAGTTGATCTCCTGCTAGTCCCCTAACACCAACGTCAGCCATAGCTTTGTTGATAGAACCTATAGATGCAAAGCCAAATCCTCCACCAAATCCTGTCTTACTGTTGTGGCTAGATAGATAAGGTAGTCCGTTTACGTAAACACCTATAAAGTTTAGCGTACCTGTAGCAATAGAACCACCTAGCTGAAACAAACTTGCGAATGAGCGAACGCCTGCCGCCATCTTACTGGCTTCAAAGTCCGACATAGATACGTCACGATTGTTATTAAGGAAGTCAATACCTCTAGCCGCTTCCGCGTGGTACTCGTTACCATAGTTTGTACCACCACGTTGAGTGTTCTTTACCATACTATCCAGCTCTGCGTATTGATAAGAAGCGTCAGTGCGTACTGCTTGTGATAACGACATATCTTCCTTCATAGCTTTTAAGTTAGCTAATCTTTGTTTAGTTTCGCTACCATCCATACGCCACTTCTCTCTGGATTCACGTAGGTTTAGGTTCATTAGGTTAGTCATTGCAGGGCGTAACTGTGTCTTAGCTATAGTAGCGGCACGTTTATCTATGTGTTGTGACACTGAGAGTACACCATCAAGGTCACCCCCGGGGGTAAAGCTACGCTCAAGACGTTGTCGTGCGCTTGCGTTCTGTCTAGTAAGGCCTGTAACAACTCGCTCCATCTTGGTAGGCGATAGGTTAATATCAAAGAACTGTATACCACGTACAAAATCATTTAGGTTAAGCTCAGGTGGGCCAGATACACTGTCAAGCACAGCTTCAGACACAGCTTCTAGTGTGACTGATTGCGTAGTAAAGTCACCTGTGTTTGTATCTTTTACTAACGCTTTAAAGCTAGTAACTTTACCCATGTCTTCGTTGAACGTACCTGCAAGACGCTCAGCATCACTAGCTTTATCTACTTGTTTATATACAAGTAAGTCTTGGTGACGCTCATGTAGCTGTACAACCTTACCATTAATCTTGGCTTGTATACGTATTTGGAATCGACCTTCTCTCATCACGGGGGTGTAGCCAGTTGCTATCGAACGCTTGGCATATAGGTCTGACTCACGGTTTAGATAGTCTGAAAGCATAACCCTACGTACTTCTTCTTGTAGTAGGAACTTAGTACTGTCATCGTTAAGCAGGCGACTACGTAGGCTGTCTAGTTGTGCAACAACATCTTGACCTTTAGCTTTGTTAGTACCTTCATAGAAAGTTTGTACTGTCTTACCTTTATCTTTTGTAGCACCAATAAGATATTTGTTTATGGATTCTATATACTTCTCTGCGTTTGCCATAGCAGTAGCGGATGGTACAAGCATACCTTTATCATCAGTAGTTAGGTCTGTAACGTACAACTCACCCATGTAGTCTATGATACCACGAATAGCAGTCTTGTCTTCAGTTGTTAGCCTGCCATTATCACGTATCAAGTTATTAAGGTTAGTCATTACGTTAGCTTTTTCTTGTAAGTATGCGTTATACTTAGCTTTTACTAACTCTATCTCTACGTTATCCATAGCTTCACGTACTTTTTTGTAAGCTATGTACTCTATACTTTGCTCTGTAAGATTTGGTATACCATCAACAGGTTCAGTCACAGATACTTCTACACCGTTTTCATCTAAAGATACATCTTGATATGTATACCCATCACGTAATTCTTGTAGGGTTCTAGTACCCATCTTCTTTAATCTTGCTAACTCTTTATCTATAACCTCTGGCTTACTATCTATAATTTGTAGTAGTGATACCTTGCCATACTGATTGTTAAATAAGTTAAGAGCTTTACGTTGCCCATCGAATAGCATTTTGTTTACTGTATTAGTTTGCTCGTTGGTTATCTCTCCTGCGGGGCCGAACTTTCTGTTAAGCGCCGCCCTCATAGTATCGTTGGCACGAATACGTACGTCACTAGCTATGTTACCATGAGCCATAAACATCTGGTGGATGTCAGCAAGCCCTGCATTTTTACGTGCGCGGTAGTTAGATAAGCTAAGGTACTTAGCGCTGAACCTGTCGAACCTATCTTTAATATCTTTACCGCCAGAGGTAGCTTCTTTCCATATCTCTTCCCAGTTAGTAGGTAGAGGTTTACCCTGACCCATGGCTTTAGCCGCTATTATATTAGCAACACGCATGTTAGTGGCAGGTGCGAACCTACCAGTGCTAGCTTCTCCTGTATTAGTTGTCACGTCTTTGTACTGTTGTGCTACTTCGGACATGATAACTAGCTGACCACCGCCACTAGAGTTTGTTCGTGTGTATTTTCTCGACTGATCTACAAGGTAGCGGATGTCCTCGTCACCAAACTTAGCGCCAAACTTGTTAAGAAATTTCTTAATGGCATTAGATATACGTGCTATGACAGATGTGTCTATAACTGCGGCGTAGTCTGCTATGTATTCTTCGACAGCTTCAGCTTTGCTTTGCCCATACGCTTCCATTGTACTGTCGACTGCTGACTGAACATACTCGTTGTTATCATACAAGCTCTCCATTAGAGCATTGAACTGTTTCTTAGGTACAATACTACGTAGTCCGTAGTGTCCTAGTACTTCGTGAGCCATGACAAAGTTTAGATGCTGTTGGTTAGCTATCTTATCTGAGAATATAATAACTGTACTACCATCGAACGCATAGCCTACTGCGTTTTGTGTGTCGAAGTCTCCTTCAGTACGTGCGGCGGCGGCGGCTTTATGTAACTGGGGGTTTCTAGCTTTGAGGTCTGCTTGATCTCTGTATACAAATAGCTTTGGCTTTACTTCTAATTTGTTTATAAACTGGCGCGCAAGCATACGCACTCTACCATTAGCCATGGCTCTTACAGGTGTACCATCTTCGGTGACAGCTCCATCAAGTGAGAACCTACCTGACGCACGATTTTGACCTGCAGGTTTTTCTTTCATAGCATCCACAAATTCCATAATAGATGTGTTATCATTTGGTTTTGTGTTAGCTAACTCTTCTTTAATATTTGTAGGGGTTGCTACCCTACCTCCTGCTTTAGCAGTGTTAAACTCTACGCCAACATTTAGTAAGTCAGGTATAAGCCCTTGCTGTTGTAATAAAGTAAACCCAGGGTTAACGCCTTTACTATCCATAACATTAATAGTTTCTAGTTCTTCAGCTACTACTAATAGAACTGCACGACTATCATCATTATAAATAAAATCATCTAAGTATTCTCTAGCTTGATTACGTTTCTTTATACCTTCGCCTTTAGTAGGTGAGAAGTAAGCAGTACGTACAAGAGCGTATAAGTTTTGTTTATACTTAGCTCCTACTTCTGTTTCTATATTAGAAATCATGTCGTCAACGCTAGAGTCTCTGTATATTTGTTCTTCTGGTTCTAA